AGAACCTATACCACAAAAGAGAAAGACAAAGGGATATATCTATGAGGTTTATGAATATGTTAAGAATCAGGCAAAGTGGAAGGCAGCAGAAGAATGGTGTGCTGATAAAGGATATGAGTTTAAGATTTTCACGGAAGACGACTTAGGTATCAAATAATGCCCAGAAAGACTCTCAAACAAAGAAAAGATCCAAATCCTACAAGTGATAAGAGTAATCGCATTCGTAGTGTTTTGGATAATCTAATTGGAACAGAAGACCCCGATGATTTAATGACTGAAATATTGAATGCTATAAAAGAAAGTGGAAAGATGCCTAGTGTTGGTAAGTATTATGTCTTTGTTTATAATCCAAAGACACCCAATGTACAGTACGATCAAAATCCATTAGTCGCAGTAACTAATATTTTCCAGTGGGGATTTAGGGGTATTAACTTTCACTGGAAAAAAATGAGACAATATACTTGGGATGAAATACCGGGTCCATTATATGAAGTTTATGCAGAAGAACTTGCCGACCTAAGAGAGATACCTTTTGGCAATATTCGTCTAAATAATTAAAAAATCTATAATGGCAGTTTCTTTTCCACCAAATTTCTCACCAGAAGTTCAGGCAACCAGTATACAGGGATTTAAGAATGCTGCTGCTGCTTCCCAAACTGCACCGCTTAGATACCCACAGAAGAGTATTGGTAGGGATGATGACTACTTGGAAATAGGAGTTATTGAATATGTTCCACCTGGACTTGAAACTGGAGAAAATAATCTTAAATTAAAGACAGGAACGGAAAAAAATTCCAAGCAGAAAGCAAGACAAACAATACAACTACCAATTCCGGCAAATATTGGAGATACAAATCAGGTCAATTGGGGTGATGATAGTTTTAATCCTCTTGCCGCTTTTGGTGCGGAACAAATAGGAAAGAGTCTTGCTAGCGGTAATCTTCTTAAAGATATATCTAATGCATATAGTAATACTATTAACACTGGAAAAGAAGTCTTAACAAAAGGTGGTGGACAGGATTTAATTTCAAAGTATTTTCAATCACGATTAGTAAACTCATTAGGTGCTAACACAACACCTGAAGGACTTTTATCAAGAGCTAGTGGAAATGTTCTAAATCCAAACCTAGAACTACTATTCAGTGGTGTTAATTTAAGATCCTTTCCCTTTGAGTTTGATTTTGCTCCAAGAAATTCGGAAGAATCAAATGTTGTTAAGCAAATTATAAGAATATTTAAACAATCAATGGCACCAAAAACTGGTAGTAATACATCAGGTGCCGGACTATTCATTGATGCTCCAAATATCTTTCTACTAAAATATAAAACTGGAAGTCGTGACCATCCATATCTAAACAAGTTTAAACCTTGTGCTCTTACAAATATGAGTATGAATTACACGGGTTCTGGTTCATATGCAACTTATACAGATAAAACGCCGGTTCATATGAAATTAACTCTGAGTTTTACTGAACTGAATCCAATTTACAATGAAGATTATAATAGTAATGTTGGTAAACAAGCAGTAGGTTACTAAAATGTCTTATTTCAGAGAACTACCAGACCTAGAATATCAATCACCTTTTGCTGATAGTAATTCCTCACAGAATTATGTAAGAGCAAAGAATTTATTTCGTCGTGTGAAACTTCGTGATGACTTAAATAATGTTTTCACACTATTCAATAAGTATCAAATTCCAGAAGGTGCGAGACCAGACATTGTTGCAGAAGCAGTTTATGGTAGAGCAGATTATGATTGGGTGGTTCTTATGACTGCCGGTATTGTGAATGTAAGAGACGAATGGCCTCTTTCTAATAGAGATCTTTATAGGTATGCCGAAAACATTTATGGTACTCGGTTAAATGCCGTTCATCATTATGAGACTACAGAAGTTAAAGATTCGAATGGAAGACTGATACTTCCTGCTGGTAAGGTTGTCGATTCCAATTTCACTATTCCAAATCCGACTGATTATACTGCAACATTAAATCCTGTTGTGGGTATTGGAAATTATGAATATGAAACTATAAAGAACGAAGAGAAAAGGTCAATATACTTGCTAAGAACAGATTATCTACAGCAATACTTAAATGATATGAGAACTATTATGCATTATGAAAAGTCTTCTCAGTATGTTGATAAGAAGCTCATTCGTACCGAGAACACTAGAGTCACGATGCCATAAAAAAGGGGAGGTTTCCCTCCCCCCATTATAATTATTCCGCCAATTTTGCGAAATATGACATCGTGTCATCATCCTCTTCATCATAAGAAGAAGAAGACTTAGAAGAACTTAGGTTACTCAGTTCGGTGCGAAGATCTTCATCAAGTTCACGAACTGGACCACGAGAAGTCTCTTCCTCATCGGCAACTTCGGGGTCTTGACGACGAGTTCCTTTGTTACCAAGAACATAATCAAGACGCTTCTTCAGTTCATCATAAGTCTTGAACTGATCTGGAGCAATAAGTTCGGCAAGAGAATACTGTTTCTTCCAGATTGCTTCCATCGCATCATCATCGTCCAGAAGAGCACCTTGTGGGGCAAATTCACTGGAGTCATAGTTACGATAACCGGCAACATTCTTTGCCTTCAGTTTGAAGTTAGCACCCTGCCAGAAGTCAAAAGGATCGATAGGAGTCTCATCCTGAAACTCTGGTTGCATAGCAGAAGTAATCTTATCAAAGATTTTCTTACCGAACTTATAAAGGAAAACTTTGCCCTCATTATCAGGATTGGTAGGATCCTTGACCACATAGATATTGCTGATATAAGTCAGTTTACGTTTCTGTTTACGTGCAAGTTCTTTACCAGCATCAGTACCGTTGTTCCAGAGTTCGGAGTTCAGTTCACCAACTGGATCTTTCTGTCCAATTGTGCTGAGGTTGTTTTCGATATACCAACCACCAGGTCCTTGGAAGGCATGAGAGTAAAGTTTAGCAAAAGGAAGATCTTCCCCATCAGGAGCAGGGAGGAAACGAATGACGGCATAACCGTTGCCACTTTTATCACATTCGAGTTTCCAAAGGCGATCATCAGTAGATGATGCGTTATTATTCATTTTTTCGACTTCCTTGACCAGTTTAGCAGTCAGGGAACCAAGTTTGGATTGTTTCTTAAGATCAGAAAAGCTCATTTGGATTTTTGGATTAATTGGATGTTTTGGATTTACTTGGATATTATAACAAAAATAATCTCATCTGTCAATAAATTGTTTCAGAGACTCAATAGTTTTATTCATACTATTAAAAAGTAAATTAATATCTGTGTCGGGAGGAAATCCCATAATAGCCACAGATTTTTTCAAATTCTCTTTCATCTCAATCGCTTGTGGGTCATGAGAAAGAGAAAGTCTTGTGTACATAATTCGTTGCTTTTCTAGCAACAAAATCATTTTTTCAATGTGTTCTAGTTTATCTTCACGAGACATTGAACCGAAAGTAAGGATGCTTCCATAAATGAACCTTTGAAGTTCATTGATTTCTTCAAGTTCTTCCTGAATCAATTCAGAATCAAAGAATTTACTCATTAACTATTTCCCGTAAAAGTTGTTTATATTGGAACACGTTGATATTTAGAAAGGGTTTGTATTTCCGAATTTTCAAACTTACGGTTTCCCATACAGGGTCTAAAAGTTTCTTATCAAAGACATTCCCGAACTGAAATAGTATATCGTAAATTACTAAGACTTCAGGTGAAATCTTCCCACCCAGGAATTTTTTTAGAACTGGTGGATGACCTTTCGAACAGTTGAAGGCATCTTCTAATTTGATTTCCGAGAGTAATACTTCCGATTGTTCTTTGAACAAGTAGGTCAAACTCTGCTGTCGTTTCATCCACTCTCGGTATGTTTCTTCTCCAAAATTTATAATTTGACCAATCCATATGTTCTGTGGGTTGTCTGTGGCAACAAAGTTTGATACAAGAAAATCTACGATTTCTTTATCAGAATATTTTCTTGAAGATTTCTCAAAAAAATACTTATCCTTACGTTTATTGAAGGAAGTCATAGTTGCCCGTGACTTCCCACCGTATTTAAAGAAATCGTATTTTGGATTTGTAAAATGACTTTTGAGTGAAAGATAATGTTGATAGGTCTCAAATGGACTCATAGTGGAAGCTTTGCCTTCGAAGTTTTTTTCATAAAGTTTAAATTGATAGCATCATACTTCAATCGTTCTTTGAGGGGTTTTGATACCAATTTCGTAATTGAATCTACCTCAATCTTATTGATCTCACAATAATGGCAAATAGCATCAATGTAGTTACATTTTTCTTCTGCAACAATCTTTTCTACTTCCAGTGCAAATTTAGAAGGAGTTAGAAACTTATCCTCTATTGCCTGTTCTAATTCATTGTTAGGTTCCATACTGCTCAAGTTTATCTCCAACAAATTTTCTAATATATTGGACGAGTAATTTAAGGTACTTTGCTTTGTCGTATTCTTCATAAACAACACATTCTCCATTTTCACAAGACATAATGATAACAAATTTTTTGACTGGTATCTCAGTCAGTTCGTAGTACATTGCTGCATAAGCACAGCACTGAACAAAATAATGATCAATCCACTCGCGTGGTTTGGGTTTCTTAGAAGTTTTAAAGTCGATAATTGCTAATTCGCCGTTGTATTCTGCAATACAATCAACGGTTCCTGCAATACCTAATTGCTTACTATATAGGGACCCTTCAAGGGAGTGAATATTATCAATATTTTTAAGAGAAATCTTAGAAATATTAAACAGAAACTCTGAGATTGGAAGAATATCTGTAGGAAGATCTTGATTTTTCAGAAAATACTCAGTAAGAGTATGAGTATCCGTACCACGACTTGTTGCAAGTTTTGTGATACGGTCTGCTTCTACATCTCCAACCCTCTTGCGCCACTTCACAAAGATTTCCTTGTTGAAATGACTTGTAATAGAAGTAATTGAAACTAATTTGAGAAATTCTTCATCTTCGCCAGGAACTTTATAATAACGAACACCATCTATAGTCTCCCGATCAAGTTTCGGGAGAGTCACATCAACATGATTGAACATTAAAGACCTACTTCTATTTTCGCAAGGATGTATTCTTTGACAAGTCCAGAACGAACAATATCATCGACACCAAATTCTATTATATCAATAGATGGCATTTTACGCAAGACATTCATAAAATCAACAATTCCATTACGTTCATTAGTCTTCTGCAAATCAGACTGAGAAGCATCTCCACAAAACATAATCTTAGAGTTCTCACCAACACGAGTAATGATTGAATCCAGCTCGTGTGCCGTACAGTTTTGGAATTCATCTACAATCACAATTGAATTATCAAGTGTGGTTCCTCTTAAGAATGAAGTGCTCCAGAACTTAATAGTCTCCTGTGATTTAAGATTACCATAAAGCATCTCAAACTCAGCATCAGAAGGCATCTGGAACATATACTTCACCATATTCTTATAAGGAATCTGGTAGATGTCTGACTTATCCTCATAGGAACCAGGGAGGAAACCAATCTCCCTTGTAGCAACCAAAGAACGAACCAGATAGATTTTCTCATAAGGAGTTTTTTCATCAAGAACTTCACGGAGAGCATTATAAAGAGTGATGAAAGTCTTACCAGTTCCTGCACAACCATATGCGACAAGATGCTTGCCTTCGGCATATGCATCAAAAAGTTTTCTTTGATTGTCTGTGAGTGGTTCAATATCTAATAGATACTCATTCCCAAGTGCTTTCTTTTTCTTTGTCTGTCGTGCTGTAAGATCAACACCAGTTTGTTGCTCATTCGTCCTTTTTCTTCTTGCCATATTAGGTAGGTTAGATTTTCTTTACTCTTGAACCGGGCATTTTTGCTGCAACTCCAAGGACATCGTTCCATCCAGGATTTTTTGAAACAAGTTTGTCTTTCCACTCACCAACTTCTCCAGGTTGGGCGCAACCTTG